GCCTGATAAGCCGTTGGATACCACCAGGAGTTAGGCGCAGAATAGCCCGTCAGATAGGTGGAGGGCGAAAGCATGAGCTTGTATGGGATCATCATCTCAGTGAGACAAACCGCATCCATGCCAGAGAACTCCATGATCCCGCGCTTCGCCAGGTAGAGCAAGCGCCCATCACTGATCTGAACGCTATGGGGCGCAATACATCCATCCGCCCTAGTTTTGGTCTGTTGGATGGAGGATGGATCATAACCATCAATGCGGTAAATCCCATCTTCGCACAGCACGACGAGCCCACCCGCGAAGGACTTCAATCGGAGCGGACGGAAAGGAAAGGTGATGGAGTAAGCAACCGGCCAAGCATCCGGGACTCCCGTAGGACTCCACCGCACGGTGTTCCCGCTGATACCAAAGAGCATCCCATTGTATAGTTCAAGCCCGTGCAGATCCGTTGGAGGCGGAGCGAATGTCACGAGCGCATTCCCGGCATCAACATAGGACGTTGGGATTGTGCCGCCGAGGTCCGTAGCGCCGAGGTTATCCGTGTATGAAGTTTTTGAGATGGGCACTTCGGCCACAAAAGAGAACTGGCTGCCAGTATCTCCGCTGCGGTAGATCCTCCAAGACTTCAAGGTGGTGATGAGCGAACCAGCACCAGCGTAAGTGATGGAGGATGATGCTCCAGTGTAGACGGGGAGGAAGAACTTGGTGCTGTCATACGTGGTCGGGAGCGCCGAGATCCAAAGGAAGGCTTCCTGTACCCCCGTGAGATCCGTGTTGGTGCTTGAAGTCACGTAGATGGTTTCTTTGTTGGTAAGTGCTGGCGTCCCGGTGTTGGGAAAGTCCGTCCTGCAAAGATAGAACATCGCTGAGCTATCAATAGTGGCATTCGCCAGAGGAACATCCCCGGAGGATGTCACCAGCACTCTGCTATAAGTCCCGCCCGTCTCATTATTTGTAGGAGGCGAGGCGATGGTTTCATAAGATCCATTGTCTACATAGGCGTTTGCCTGCCCCGCGATAGTGGCTACGCGGTAGCTCGTCCCGCCATACGTGCGGTAGACTGCATAGCCGTCTGCATCGGTAACGGCGTTCCAGCTAAGGGAAACCGTCTTGCCTGAAGCAACATACTTGAGGCCACGGATAAGATGATTGTTTACGTCGCAGATCCATACTCCCCCATACTGCTGCGAGTAGGAGATCCCACATACAGTATTGGCAGTGTTATAGTAATATACAGCATCCGCACCAGACGGAGGCGTTAGGCCATTATTATAACCCGATGTTGCATAATGTGTTCTTGCGGAGATAGTATCTAGGATGGCATTGGTATAAGGGAATGGGCCCAATGTAATACGCCTAATGCAATAGGGCTCGCTGCAATAGATATAACCATTGTTGTATGTCATCCCATGGACAGCCATACTTGCGCTCGTCCCGCTACCATCAGCATGGCCATAAACCCCAACTTGCCCCAGAATGGTTGTCATGCCACTACCATTTTTAAGCAGCCGGATGGCCCCATAATCAGCAACAAACAAATTCCCATTCGAGTCCGAACACATTGCTCCAGGCGTAGTGAATGTCCCAGTCCACGCATTGACGTTATCCAAATTCCCGGAGGTCCCATAGGTGCCTGCCCTGATGTAGCCAGTTCCCAGGCCGTCTATCTGCGAGATCACTGTCCCGGCTGAAACGTAAACATTATCGTTGGCATCGACACAAATCCCCCTCGGGGTTGTATCACCTAGATGAATACCCATGTCGGTGTCTAGCATTGTCCCATACGTGGTCACTGTGCCATCGGGCGTGATCTTCCGCACTTGCACCCGGTAGGATACTCCGCTACTCGCAGAAGGTGTCCCGTCTAGCACATAAAGATTATTTTTGGAATCAATGGCTATATCCAGCGGGTTATTAAATAGAGCTTGCGTCCCGACTCCGTTATAAGTAGTGCCATTGATGTATAGTGTTTGAGTGTCTGGCTGTCCGGCGAAAGTAACAGAGGAACCATCGGGAGATAGTTTCCTAATACAATACTTGGAAAGCACGAAAGCGTTTCCCTGCGTATCAAACACAATCCCGTGGGGATAGTAGAAAGTTGCAGCCACAGCACCGCCGTCTTGGTGGCCGTAGGTTCCGTTCACGCCGGCAAGTGTCGTTACAGTGGTGCCCACCAGTTTCCGAATAGTCTGGCCATCGCCAATATAGATATTGCCAGAAGCATCATTGACCAGTGAGTCCTGGCCACTCAACAGCACCGAGCCCCCGGTGCCATCCCGGTAGCCCTGCGTCCCGGCATAATTGCCAACCACTAGAGAGACAGTGCCAGTAGAAGTGGTGCAAGACCGGATCGCACTAAAATCCGAGAAGTAAAGTTTGCCATCCGTATTACAGCAGATCCATGCGGGATTCCTCAAAGAAGCTCCGCTTCCGGTGCCATCAACAAGGTCGGGAGTTCCGTTGCCAGCCAGCACCGTAACGCTACCACTTGTCGAAATCTTTTTGATATATGTAGAATCAGTAACATAAAGATTCCCGCTAGAATCGCTGGTAATCCCCCTAATATTAGTGAAGCCAGATGCAACGGTAAATGCATTAAAAGAGTTGTCAGAGTAGCGAATGGATAATTTCATTATTGTTGTGCCGTCTGCTAGATAGATCCCGTTGGTGTTCTGACACGCATAACCAGGATAGATAATAACTGGCGTAACCGGCTGGCCTGGGACGAATAACCCCTTTTGATTGCTGAGAGATGTCAGTCTGCTCCCATCCCAGATCGCAATGCCCACACCACCAAGCAATATCTTACCATTGCCCAAGGGCAGGGCAAACGTTGGCTGTAGCCCAGCCATTTCATAATTGGTCGGGTTGACGGTATCGATATCGCTGCCCCCCACCACCGTTGAAATGTTACCATTCGATACCGTTCTAAGTGCGCCCCAGTTGTAAAAGTCTCCGTTATTATCCTGGCCACCGTGATTCTCTGTGAAATAAATCACACCGCCAGCGTCTACATAGTTGACACAGGGACCATATACGGTCCCCGCTGCGCCACCAGTAGCCTTGCCATCTTGGTTCCCAGACGTGTTGTAGGTTCCGGTGATGGTAGAGCTAAGCCATCCCCTAATCGCTCCCGAGATCGTAACGGATTGAGTGTTAGAGAGCGTGGTCTGTGCAGCGGAACCCGATACCGGGGAAGTCGCTCCACGAATTGCAGTTACCGCATAGACGTAGGTATCGTTGATTAGGGTTGTATTGTCCGAGGATAGCAGGGTGGGAGTGGCCAGCGTCGGCACCGGTAAGGCCGCGGGGATTGTGAAGCTAGTCGCTGGGGTCAAATCCCCAGTGGAGTCTAGCCTGACAAGCGCCTGCATTCCGCTTGCCCACCATACCCTCTGGTCTACTTTATCCGCGATGGTGAAGATAGAACGGTTGCCTTTATCTAACCCTCCGTTGATTGGTTCAACATAGGCCGTGAAGATGGCGCTGTTAGATACTGTTTGCAGGCTACTGGTATCAACTAGGCCATCATTGATCGGGTTGTTATATACAACCCTTATCTTACCAGAATCGAAAGGCTTGCTGACGGGGGAAGGACCGCTTTCATCCTCCATGCTCCCGACCGTTCTAACATACGTATACACATAGCGCAAAGGATTGTTGGAATCGTAATTGGAAGCATAGGTCCCACTCCCAGAAATACTCCCAACATCAACCCATTGGTTGGTAGGCCCAAGGGTGATAAGGGTTTGTTCTTCTCCAGCGTTCCTTCCAAAAATGATATAACCACTTGCCCAGGTTACTGGCGTCCATGTAATAGAGATGCTTCCGTTGTAAGTGTTAATGCCAGTAAGATCATGAGCGATTGTAGCGGAAATGGATTGGCAAGGAGGCAGGATCTTCCCACCAACTATCGCGCTAATGCGATAGGAGTAGTTCCCGCTACTCAGGCTCCCCCCAGTCATCGAAGAAGAGATGGAGATATTGCTTACAGTTTCCTTGGTCGTTTCTTTTACGACTGGCGGGATAGTGGGTACAATGGTCCCCAGCACTGCCGTCTCACCATTGACGGTCTTACTTGGCGCTATATGCCCAGGACCATCTTCACTGAAGTAGATGCGCTCCTGAGACTCCGTTACCTCACACACATATTCCCGATGGGCTGAGGAGAAATACCAGTTATTCCTGAACTCAAACAGGCAGGTTGAACCAACTGGGACGGTTACAGTGGCATAGCACTGGGGCAGATTGAACGGTCGGATGCTCCCACTTCTAAGATCAACATTATCAGCGAAGGCAACATTGCCATCGGGCATAAGCCGCCGGTCAGTGATGGCGTTGATGCCCCTGGTGAAATCAACACTCCCGAGTTTCATCACCATGCTAGGCTCCAGTCTTGATTGCAAGCACACAGTAATCTAATTGACCATCATACCATAAGCCATTATCCGCGCTTAGGTAATAGGATTTCCATTGGAGCGGAGATGACCCCTGTATCACTTTAATCCGGCGCAACCTGAAATTCGTTACCGTCCCCGCGTTATAGGACGGCATAACCGCTACGCTGCATTCGGAATCCGAGATGGGGGAACCGTCTGGATAGGCTACGTTGATGGGGATAGTCTTGAATGGGATTGCACTTTCACTGCTCCAGAGACCTCCATCAACCGCAAACAATGTTCCGCTCCAATACTTGATGTATTTTGAAATGGCGACGGAAGATGTTGATGCAGCATGTTGGTTCACAATGGTGGTGATGGTAGCCTTCACCGCGTCCATCGCCGTTGTGAGATCCGTTACTAGCGCAAAGCTCGTTCCGTTCACGTTTGGCGTAGTCGTAAATGGGCTACTCGCATCAGTAGGCATAAGGCCATGCTTTCCGGTGAGCGCACCACTTACCTTCCCGCCCGCAGTGGTGATGATCCCAAGATCGTTTTGGGAAGTGTCCCCAGAGATAAGCCATCCCGTGTTCGGCTGGTTACGTTTATAAATTAAGCCAGTGTCTAGCTGCGCCCATTCATAACCAAACCCAACACTGCCGGGGTTTTCATCAGACCGGCTGATGTAGCGGTTGCCTACCAGCATGACGGCCATCTATGCCCCCTGCTTAATCGCAATAACACTATACCCAATGCCTGCGGGGAATTTTGTGCCGTTGGTGGTGCTAAGGATATAGCACTGATACTGCATGGGGTTTGCCCCTAAAAAGTTAAGGTGTATGTTTTGGATGACATCATCGGACGCTGCGTCACTTGGCCAAACAAAGGGAATGCAATCAGCAGCCTGGACTTCCGATCCATCCGCGTATGTAGCAGTTGTAATGGGGATGACAAGCGGAGTATCCCACGTAGCCCCAGCCGTCAAACTCCCAGACCAGCGGAGAAGATTGCCCGTGATAGAAGTAGTTGGAGTTGTGGACGTAACCCCAGTTAGGTTCTGGATGATGGTGTTGAGCTCGTTCACGGCATCGGTAATGTCAGACGCTAGTGCTACCCTATCGCCATTCACGTTCGGGGTCACAGTAAAGGGACTGCTGGAGTCTGTTGGCACGATGCCAGTGACTCCAGAGATAGGCCCGCAGAAGTTAGCCCCAAGGCGCGAGGCAAACCCTCGCAGATTTTTATCAGCAGACCCAGCATTCACCCATGCCGAATTTGCAAGATTCCTTTCAAACCCTAATCCTTTATCCGTCTGCCACCAGCTATACCCGAAACCAACCGCTCCAGGGTCCGAGGAAGAAGGCTGAATGTAACAATGACCAACCAGCGCCATGCCCCCTCCCTACGAGTTAGGATTGATTGCTATTGCCATGTACCCAATCTTGCCAGAATAATAAACAGTGCTGTTGGTTCTGTTGGCGCAGTAACAATACACGTTGAAGCCCTCGTTTGAACAGGACATGCGAGCCATACCACCACCAACGCCCATGCTGTTCACTCTTCCGATTGTCATAATGTCGCTAGATTTGACCGGTGTTCCATCATAATATTTGGCAACCTTGATGGGGATCTGCACACTCGGCAAGGCGGATACATTCCCTTCTTTCCCCACCCCATCATCGTACCAATGCACGATATTACCACCAATGGTCCCGGTAGAGATTGCGCCCTGTGCCGAATACACAAGACTCGGCAGTTGCAGCTTGACGGACTTAACCGCTTCCTCAATATCGCTCATGAGGCAAACCATTGTCCCATTCACATTTGGCGTGTTCGTGAACGGGACAGTCCCATCCAGCGCGACTAGACCGTGTGCCCCTGTAAAGGTAGCACTCACACCCCCGCCCGTGGTAGGCAGGAATCCAAGGTTGGTCTTTGTGGTGTCTCCCGCAGTAACCCAAGCGGTGTTGCCAGGGTTACGTTCATAGAGGATGCCAGTAGATGAATTGGCCCAGCTATACCCAAACCCGACTGCGCCGGGGTCTGTGCCTTGGATATATCTGCTACCCACTAGCATTGATGCCTCCGTTGATCATGTCGTAGAAGGTATCCATGTAGAGCTTCGCCGTCTGGAGGCTGGTGGTATCAGACTGGTCGAGGGACAGGAGCCAATTAGCCGCAGCATATTTCAGGAAAGGCTGCACGGCGTATGGAATCCTGGCATCAACGGTATCGGAATCCGCCGACAGAAGTTGGGGCTGCTGCACATAGCCAACCGTGCAAGTCCAAGTCTGGGCGGTGTCAGGCAGGGGGAACACGGCGATGGCCGATCCGTTAAACAAGGCCCACCGCGAGGGGATGCCAATCTTGGAACGCCATCCAGGATAATTCGCATCCTCCAACGGAAGCGTGGTGGACAGAAGCGGATAGGTGGTAGTGCCCTGGTTCGAGGCCAGGAAGACTCTGCGGATTTCCAGGTAATCCATCTCCGCCGTGATGGGGAAATAGGAGCCATGCGGGAACACAGAATCGCTCGATTTGATGCTCACCTGGGATTCGATGTAAGTGTACCCCATGCGAGTCACAAGCGTCTTAATGGCCCAGTTAGCGGCCTCCACGAGCCTCGCAGGGCTGAACCTAGTCCCGTCCACATCGCCCGTGAGGAACTGGGTATCCGTCTTGATCTGTGCCAGGGTGAACGGTGCAAGCGCAGTTGGCATTACCAAGTCCCCCCGTAGTAGTGAGGCCAAGCACTATTATACCCTCCCCCAAACGCAGGGGAAGCATACTGCGCAGAACCTCCAAGGCCGGTTGCCCCAAGGGCTCGCATGTAACTCTTGCCGCGTTCCCAGTCTTCGCGCCTGATCTCGGAAAGCTGGATGTTCTGATGCTCGCCTGGAAGCGCGAGAATATCCGCCAGGGCTCCATTCACGATGGGATCTTTAGCCTCTTCGGGAAGGCCAAGGTCAAGATCGCTATAGTCATCCACCGGAACGCCCGCATAGGTAATCTCAACCGCCGTGTCGTAACGAGTGGTGGGATAGAACTCAAGGATCATCCCCGTGAATACCTGGCTCGTGGTCGTAGAGCCCAGGATCTCAACTCCCCCATGGCGCTGTGACCACGAAAGAATGTTGCCTTTCAGGAATTGGTTCTTGTTTGACCACTGGTTCAGCGATTGCCAATTCTCTTGGCCCATCGTAGAGAACGTCGTTTGGTCGTAGCGGTTCCATTGGGTGCCATCGCAATACCAACAATCGCCATTGTTGTCTGTGGCCGCGCCGCCATAATTGATGTAGAACTGCCCAGTCATGCTGCTATTCACTGTGGGCAAATTGGCCTGCCCATTCACGTAGCCCATGAAGGTTGCGGAGTTGTTGTTGTTCTTGAAATTCACCACCTTGACCCTCAGCACTTTCAAACAATTAGCCGAGAGTTTGTTGAAGCTCCTATCCATGATCCCAGCGGTTTCAGACCTTCGGGCACCACCATAGACGCATGGCACCACTTCCTTGTTCGCGTCAACATGGATGGAAGATCCAAATGCGGATGTCATGATGTCGGGCACAGAAGGGAGCGAACCATTGGTGACAGGGTTCTTGAACTTGACATCCGGTGAAAGCAGGAGCTGGTTCACCCCTGCCTTCACTGGATAGACAAGGCTAGTCTGCTGTCCGAGATAGCATTCACGCATGAGATGTTTTGCCTTGGCAATCGTCAGACGTTCGGGCTCACCCATCTTCAGGTCGGGCCGCATACACTCGATGCGCGGGAGCAAGTCTCGGACAGTGAAACCCATGGGTTACTCCTTCGGTGCAACCATATCCTGCATGATAAGGCCCTGCTGGGCCTCAAGGATCTTCACGATGATTCCAGGCTTGGAGCTTGCCTTCACACCCCAGAGGGTGCCGATCTTTCGCAGTTCAGGCATAGACAGGGAATCCAATTCAATCTTGGTATGGACAGCCCGACGCTCTTCCCCATTATCACCGATGACGCGCACGACGCCACGCGGCTTCTCTTCCATCTCTACCTCAAAGACCTTCGGGTTCATCAAGGCTTCCCGGAAAACATCCGGCCATCGGCAAAGGGGGTTGTAGGGATCGGGCCGCTCAAAGATTCGGCCAGTTACGGTATTTGTGATTCGAGCGCAGCGCCGAGCTTCAAGGATCAACTCCTCCTTACTGAGCTTGGTCTGGTCGGTTGGTTCGGACATGATGACGGGCATCGTATTCCTCCGGTGGATTAGGTTGGGATAGGTAGTAGGGTAAAGCAAGGAGGGGGATGGTTAGTCCCCCTCCCTTACTGCATCTTTACAGCACGCAATTCATATCGATCAAGAACTGAGGCTTGGACACCAGGTAGCCAAAGAAGTTCTGGGCACGGGTGCCGCGACCAAACTGGTTAGGAAGCACCAGATTGGTTTCAACATTCGTGTACTTCATGGCAGCGGTGATGGCCTCGGGATGACCAATCAGGCCGTGGTAAGGCGAGCCGGACGTGCCAGCGCCAGGGACCAGGGGGCTCTGAAGGACGTTCACGCCATTGATCTTGGCCAGATAGCCCTCATACAGCGCAGACTTCGGAAGGCCGCTGTTCAACGCATAGAAGGCAGGGCAGACCTGCAAAGCAGGGCGCATCTGGGGATGGATCAGCATGTAGCGGTCATCCTGCGGGCACACATCAATGCCGTTGCCAATGCCGGTATCGAGGATAGCGGCAGAGTTGACAACATGGTTGATGGCATAGGTGTTGCCCGTGGTGGTGTTGACGAAACCCCAGTTCGTAGAACTGCCGGTAGACATGGTGAGCTGGTTAGCGGCATACGCATACGCGCCGCCCAGGATCGTGGACTCAACCGCCAGCCGAAGCCGGTTCATGAGTTCATTAATCAGCACACCCTCGGCGTCCACATCATACAGGCTCCGTTCCTTATTGGTGATGATGAAGGAACCGTCGAAACCGTAGTTGATGGTGAACTGGACGCTCGAAGCCGCCACGCTCTGGTAAGACATCGTGCCATCCTCATTCGAGGGGTTGACAACGATGTCGGGGATCTGGCGGAGGTTGAGGATGGAACCGGGGCCGAGAGCGTTCCCTGCCCAGTTCTTGTTGCAGATGTAGTGCGTAATCGAACCCTCGTAGTACTTTTTGATGAACTGGAGGGGGTAAATCTGCGGGACAAACGCAGAAGTCTGATTGAAAGCACTACCAACGAAATTGCCAGCCGGACCGGACATTTTCTATTCCTCCTCTTAGGCGCTAGGCGTGAGCTTGGACATGAACATCGTGAGCGTGATAACACCAGCCGTAGGCGGCGTGGTCCCGAGCGTCACGATGAGATTGTCGGCGGAGTTGTAGATTTTCTGCGTAGTGGACGCAGACATAGTGCCAGTCGCAGACGTGCAAGACAGCGCAGAAAGATACTGCGTGGCCGAACCACTATCACCAATGTTCACGGTGCTGGACGAAACGCCAGAAACCGTGTTGACATTGGCCGCGACGCCCCACACAACGCTCTTCGCGGGGATGGGGATCACGTACGCGGAGTCGCCCGCAGCGTGGGTGGCCATATCCGCACCGATGTCGATGGTGTGGGTATAGGCGTAGCCCTCTTCCTTGTTCTGGTAGATCTGATGCCCTCGATTCGGGATCGTGGTCAGATCGTAATTCGTGGCCATTTGTTACCCTTTCGGTTTGAATTTGAGTGTGCGTTCGTAAGCTGCAATCAGCGCATCACCCTTCTTCTCATAGCCCTGGGCATAGAGTTGATTCGCGTCCTCCCAAGCCGTAGCCATCTGCGTCTCATTAAGCATGGGGCCATCGGGCATGGGAGCCTGCACATTCACTGGAGCCTGCGCGCCAAGCACGGGGGCTGCAATGTCAGCAAGCGAAGGCGTCTTCGCTGGGGCGGTAGCATGAAGGGATTTGAACTGACCGATGATCTGCGCGACAAAATGCGGGCTGTGCCGATACGGGTTGCCGCAGATGGCATCCGCGTATTCGGGGATCTGCTGCGCCCACTGCGAAAGCTCACGACCCGCAGGGGTTCCAGGAAGGAAACTTTCAAAGTCGGGAACGCGCTGGCGGATCTCAGTTACCCACGCCCGCTGATACGTCTCAACCCGCTGGGCCTCGATCGCTCGATTCCGTTCCTCCTGTGCCTTCTCCATCTGGGCGATGCGGCGATCAAACGCTTCCTGCTGTTCTTTCAGCTTTTGCTCTAGGACAGTGGAAACATTCTCAAGCCGATTCGCCATGCCTGGATCGGCATTAGCAAGCTCGGGATCATTCGCGGCACGATAGCCAGTAACCGCAGGGGCCTTGGCCTCTGCGATAAGCGAACTAAGATGTTCCAGCTTTTCATTGATAGCCGCCATGGGGTCAACAGGCTTGGCCTCCTTGGGGCTTCCGAAGCCGTGGAACTGCGAAACCTGCTGCCTCCATTCATCGGGCGACCAACGGGGGGCGCTCTCCTGGATCACAGCGGGGGGCGCAGATACCGGGGCGGGTTCGGGCGTGTGAGGCTGCTGGACTGTCATCTGACGCTGTGCGTCATCGATAACAGTGGCCAACTGCTCTGCACGGGCCGCTTCCGCAGCGGCAGTATCTACGACCTGGAAGGTATTGGGGTCAAGCTCTGCCATGATTGGCTCCTTCGGTTAGTGCGGTTAGAGATGTTAGGATGTGGGAGATATCTGAAATTAGGGCAATGCGGCCTTGGAGCAAGGAGAGGTTGCGCTCACCTTCTACCTGTTCCATTTGGCGATGGATCAATTCTCTTTTGCGCTTCAACCATTCGAGCATGACAAACCCGGCATCCATGGTCCCAACCTTCCTGACCATGGCGTCAAGGTCTTCATCGCTGAATTGTTCGTAAGTGTTCATCGTCTCCCCTACTGGTAATCCGTTCGGCGCATCTGGCGTTCACTAATGTTGGTCCCCAGTTCATGCGCTTGGTTGAGGTTGCCAAGGTGGGTCATGAGCTTCTGTTGCTCCATGGCCTCCTTGACATCCGGGGTGGTTAGTCCGCAAGCCTGATTTGCAAGCTCCTGGTAGGCCAGCCGAAGCGGGCTGTTCTCCGGGCTCGTCTTAATCATCTCGATGATTGCGTCCTTGGTAGGCAGCTCGGCCCGCTGCTTAGGAACCGACTGGACCGAAGCATCAATGCCAGCCTGATAGGCCGCGTTCTGCTGCTGTTGCTGGGCTTCCTGCTGCTTGATCTTCGCGTATTCAGAATCGGAATAGACAAATCCCTTGTCCGACATATTGTAGCAGCGGAAATAAGTATTGAAGACATTCCCCCAGTTGAGCCGATCCGACTGTCCGGGAAGGTTCCCTAGATTCTGGAACAGGTCATTCATCATGCCCACGAGGGATTCACGCGCCATCAGGCCACGGGTTCCATTAGCTGAAACCCGGAAAGCCCCCTTAACCATGGGATCTTCGGAATACATCTGATAGAACCGGATGAGCTTCTGGACCAAGGGAACAATCAACGTGTTCTCAATGTTGTAGCAAACAGACTTCAGGGTTGTGACACTATTGTTGAACTGGAGGGTGGCACCCGTAGAAGTTCTCGTGTGGGTGCCCTCGCCCTGGAAGCCCTGGAGGAAATTGGGCAATCCGGTTTGCTCCTGGGCAAGCTGGCTCTCGTGATCCATCGCCTTCAGGATGATGTCGATAACACAATCTGGAACGTAGAACTCGACTGGGCGCGTAGTCTGCCCCACGATGCCGCGAACCGTCCAGACTTTCTTGGGCTTGATCTCAAGCACAGTGCTGGGATCAGCAAGTCGTTCCACGTCCACAATCAACTGCGGAGCATGAGAAACGGCTAGGTTGTCAATCAATGCCCGCTCAAGAGAATTGAGCGCATCCTGGGAATCGAACATGGATTCACAGGGGCCGATACCCCAGATGCTATTGGGGGCGATGCTGTATGGCGTCACGAAGAAAGGAAGCCGCTCGTTATGCAATTCCGAAATGGCGACCTTTACCGTCTTCCCGCCCACAACCCAAACATTAGCGATTACGCGCTCGTTGAACCTCGACGCTGGGATTTCGGTAACACCGGCCTCGTGAAGATCCCTTCCAGTCAAGTAGCCCCACCAGTTGTAACAAGTGTAGCGCCCGTTGGGGACAGTCATTGCCGGTTGGTTGTTCAAAGCATTGATGGCGGTTTCCCAGTAGGCTGGCTTCCAACATCCAGTCGGGTTGTCTTCCAGGACTTCCTTTACAACATCCTTCTTGAACTGTCCGTCGTTAGTCATCTCGATCAACTGGGGCTTACTCAGAGTCATGCGCCAGATAGCGAAACGACTAGATTCAATAGTGAAGGCTGCGGGGTCAGGATAAAAGTCCAGCGGAGAAATAACGTCCAGGTTGAAAAGGTATTTCTCAAGCAACCCCAATTTGTAGAGTAGCGCATTGGGGTCAACCTTCTTCCCTTCGGGTTTCTTCTCCGGGGTCGCCTTGGGCTCCTGGGTGTAGCTCGTAGCCTCACTGACTTGGGGGGTGATGGCGTCGGCACCCTGCGTGGCCCTTACGGTATCCCACGGGCTTTCATCCGATTCTGCGGTGCTTACGGTAGCAGGGTTCCGCACGGCTAGCGGTCCCATCATGATGCCCGTCCCGAAGAGAGACAGATCCCTAAGGAAGCGAACCGTCTTGTCGGAGAGCCGCGTGAAATCGAACCCGGCTGTAATCTTGGACATGAGCCGGTCGGCCTTCTTGCCTGCGGCCTGGAACATGGCTTCGCGCACAGCATCAGGTTCAATACCCTGTGCCATCATGTTGAATGCTTCGCGTGGATCAACTGATTCAGGATCGGGGTCAATCGTGAACGGAGGTTCACCCGGAGGACAAATGATCGGCATCAGCAGCGCAACAGCAGTTTGCAGCTTGGGCCGGGTTGCGTTCACGAACACGCGGGACGTGCCATCGGGGAACCGGAACTCTGGATCATAGTAGGCCCTGCTGTTAAACATGGCCCTGACAAAGATCCTCTGTTCCTGATAGATGCGGCTGGAGGACGAAAGGGTGAAATCGCTAATGACCTTAGACGCAAGGGGATCTTCCCCCATAAGATCGGCGCTACCAACCGTGTTAGAGTCGGAGGCTTTGATTAGCGATGGGCTCGTTTCTTCTGCCACAATCCCCCCGTGCGATAACATATTGAGTCTTAGTCTCAACTGTGTCAAGTATTTTTAGAACCCGATCCTTGGATTAACCGGAGCCCATTCAATGATTTTGGGCTGAGGCTTAAACTCATGTTGACCTGGAACCCTCGCCTTGTCCCAATGGAGGCCGATGTAGCGCAGAGGATCAACCAAGTCGTCATCTCTCTTCACAATGTGGATGTCTCCGTTCTTGGCCTTGACCCTGCGGTAAAGAAGGATCTGACGGATTAGCTCCGTGCAGGTTGAGAAGATGTAGAGCCTGCGCTCTGCGAATAGCTGGTTCAAGATGTTGATGCTAGTCTGGACTGACCCGGCATAATTTTCCGCACTGATGATGTTCAGCCCTTCCCCTTTATACATCTCGAACAGATTCTTGCCGTCAGTCGGGGAAACCTTCTTGGACTGGTTATCCGTGTAGAAGTCAATGTCTCCCCACTTCCTCAAGCTCGAAGCATGAACAGCCGGGAGTTCCTTGCCGTCCATGTATTCGTTGTAGATATAGATTGTGTTGGCGTTGTCATCAATCGCTGCCGCAAGCGCACCCGTGGGGTGCCCAAAGCCCACATCGAACCCTGCGATCCTGCGCCAATAGGACTCCAGTTCAAAGGGCTCGCAAACGAAGTCTTCCTTGTTGTAGGGGAACACGCGCCCTTCGACGCCCCTTGGCCTACCATACTGACGTGACTCCTTCTCCTCTGGAGTCATAACGGATTCCATCATCCTGACAGTATCTTCATCAAGGTAGTGGTTGTCCCACCACTCAAGCATGAAGTCGCCATAGTAATCGGGGCTTTTCTCTGCATAGACCAACAACTTTGTTTCAAGCTCTGATCGTTCTTCCCTGGGCCAATATGTCATGGCGATATATCCACCACGATCAAGCATACGCATTTGGACTTCTTCAAAGTAGGGGAAGGGAGGCTGTTCATCGAAGTGCGCCCAATCCCAGTCGAACCCCTGGAAGTTCTCTACGTCTTGCGTGTAATACATGAAGTTCATTTCAGCGGTCCCGCCGCTGGCATGTTTGATAATGGCCCAGTCAACGCAACCATTCGACTTAGAAACTTCCTTGTAATCCAAGATTAAATCCTTGGGGATCAAACCCGTCCCGAAAGCGTGGGGTGGCCCGAAGAGTTTTGCCTGGATGCCCCTGATCATCTGGGACGTTGATACGCTGATGATGCCCATCTTCGGGGCGTGGTGGAATCGGATGCCCTCGTATGGCGCTTCCTGGACTGGCCCTCCCCGCTTGGAAATGTATTTGATCTGGTCCGGGTATAGCCCGGTAGCGTGGAGCGCATCCAGGTAGGCCACACCGTGCGTCTTGGAAGAACGGTTGCCGCCGCGAACGGTAACGATTCTCTTGGTGCAGTTGATGATCGGCACCTGCTTTTCATTGGCGACAAACCCATAGAACTGCCCGGATTCTTTATGAGCCTTTTCCAGCTTCGACAAACTTTCCACCAACGCGGCAAGCTGCGGCCCTGTCATGTTGTCAATTAGCTTCTTGACACCTCGTTCATCCAAAGACACTTGAAATCCCCCGCGAAAGGTTTAGCATGATGATGTGCCGTAGCACATTTTGCCTGGAGGCAAACAATGGAAAAGAACAAGATTTATCCCGGCGAGCCCAAGTTTGAAACCAAGGCGGGCCTGCCTGACAACGAAGGTGAGATCACTCATGCCGATACCGCCATCGTTGCTCCCCCCAATGCTTTCCATGAGGAAGGCATCCACAAGACTGGTAAGTAACCATGGAGCCGGTTCGCCGAAAGACGCCTTTCGCTCCTAGCCTCCAGGGGGACGACAGGGGAGCCCCTCAGTGGCATGACAACATCCACATGATGGATTACGCCACTGGCGAGGAAACCGAGTTCAATATGGCGGAACCGGCTTCCACTGATCCCACCGATCCCATTAACATTCGAGGCGCGTTCTACAAGCGCCACGAGGAAGAGGAAGAGGCGATCAAGGATCGCAAGCTCCACAAGACCACTCAGAACTGATACCGTAACGAGCATCAGCGGGGGCGTCATTCTGGCGTCCCCGTTTCATTTAGGACTTCTCCCTCCACCGTCCCGCCATCAGCCAATGTGTTCTTTGCCAGCTCCTCAATCAATCCCTGATGCTGCATGAGCAGGGCGAGCGCCTGCCTCTTCAAATCTGTTTCCGTCTTCTTGCTCAAGTCTTCCGTCTGGATAACCTGCTTATCGCGGAAGTCCTCATTGTCAAGCGCGGCCCGTTTCATGTAAACGTCGTGTTGGAGCTTAGCTGCTGACAGCTTTCCCTTGGCGATAAGCATCTCGTCTTTGTCGGATGCACTATCGACTGCGACCACGGCCTTGTCGATTACCTGGATAGCTTTATCCGCAAGACGAATAGCTTGGACGCGCTTGGCCGATTTAAGACTGTTTCCGAAGTCTGGATGGATGGTGGACCAGCGATCTATCTCTAGCAGGCTAGGGGTTCCGTCCTTGCCCTTACAGATGGATTCAAGGGAATGCCCTTCCCCCAGTGCCCATATGAGATAGTCCATGAATTGATAGCGGTTCACATAGTCTTCACCAATGCGGAAGATGGGATCAGCCGCGTTGGCTGCCATGCGTTCAAATGCGCTGCGATAGTTGTTGAGCCCGCAGGCTTTCTTGGTTAGAGCCGTTTCACTCAACTTGAATCTGTTTTCAGCAGAACGGGTGTCAAGGATCTGCGGAGGGGCTGGAACGTCATTCGCTGGCATCTTCGGCAACCTCGGCTCTTTGTTTAGGTTCTTCCTGTCTTCTAATGCGTGGCGCGGAATCCCATCAATAACGATGTTGTAATCCGCAGCAATGGGGTAAATATCCCCCTTGTTGAATCCACGCCCACCACCGGGCTTACCTGCCCAATACACATTGTTGTGCATCTGCTCAGGTAGCATCTCACACGCGGAGTCGCATGATAGGCCATTGAACTTAGCGGTTCCTGGGAATGCTTCCATCTTCCCATCCCTGACATTCATGCGAACGATGCCCCACTCTGGCCCGGAAACCTTACGGAGTTGAGGCATACTGATATACGGGATTCTTCCGCGGAGGAACGCTATATATCTAGCCTGATAATGCCGGTCTGCGTCTAAGACAATGTAGGGCAACTCTTCATTGTATGGCTTGCACAATGGGATGATGTTTACAAGGTTTCGACACGCGAGCATGAGAATCTCGCGGTGAGCCCGTTCAAGCATTTCCTCTTCGGTAGCATCCTCTGGCAATGGCGGGTCAAACAATGGCCTGCCATCTGACAAGATGACTTCCAGGCGACCCTCGCGCTTCCGGTAGCTAAGGTGTGGTGTCCGATAGTCGGGATACCATTTCTGCATTTCCACACTCCAGACTAGGATCAAACTTGATTAGGCCAGCCTTGTCTGCAAGAACCACAATGGAATGGCGCAGACGCTTCTTGATGTTGTTCAATGCGGAGATTCTTTCGACCATGCTCAATCCCAAAGGATCTTCACGGATTGGCTCATAGGCTACATGCACAAGATCCTGATAACCCCTAACCCTAGCCATGCCCTGCAAGATTGCCTTCTGGTTTGGGCTCTGGGGTTCGATCAACCCCAGCAAGTAGACCAGCATGTAACTCTCGCCATGGTCTACCGCGATAGGGAGATCGGGGTAAAGGTCACTCCCGGCTTCATCGTAAGCGTGGTATCGGAACCGGCTTTTCTTGGCGAAGACTTCAGTAGCCCACAACATAGCTTGAGGGGCTAGAATAGGCGCGTCAAAAATCCGAATGGGGCGGAACATAGGTTTTTCTCCAACAGGGATAATGCAATCCCACACGGCCCCAGTCAAGCCCAAATTTTTTTGTCGCCACCCCTTGCGCCGGGTTCGAGGCTGCGTAAGATGGAGAACTGCCCGCTGAGGAGCGGGACTTACAAAGCTGCAAATCGTGCCCATCCCCTCCTGCCATGCCAAGCCGGGCCGTTCATACGGATGCTTGGATTCCTCCTTGGCGGGAGGGGCCTTTTTGTGGAGAGCGCATGACTGGATTCACGAAGATATTTTCTTCCATGCTAGACAGCACCATATGGGCCGAGCCGTGGCATATCAAGGGGGTATGGATCACGATGCTGGTCATGGCTGATAAGTATGGGAACGTCCACGCGAGCGTTCCGGGATTGGCCAAGAGAGCCACCGTCAGCATCGAGGAGTGCGAAGAGGCACTACGGAAGTTTCAGCAGCCCGATCAATACAGCCGGACCACGGACTACGATGGCCGGAGGATCGAGGCCATGGAGGGGGGATGGCACCTCCTAAATTATCTCCGCTATCGGGAAATGCGAGACGAAGATGCACGGCGTGAACAGAACCGTATCGCACAGCAAAAACGCAGATCGTCAGCAAAAAATGATGACAGTCAGCAAAAAATGATGACAGTCAGCAAAGATTGCTTATTGTATGCCACTGTCAGCCACTGTCAGCCACTGTCAGCCCAAGCAGAAGCAGAAGCAGAAGCAGAAGCAGAGAAAGAAAGTACCCCCCCTACGCCCCAAGGGGGCTCTCAAGGGGAGGAGGCGAGGGGAAGGTCGCGGGCAAAGCGCAGGTCACGGGACGAAATCACTGAGCCCTACCCCGAGCAGGTTCGGAAGGTAGTCAACGCTGCCCTACGTCCAGACTTCTGGCCCAAGGAAGATCCCAGGGACCACAGAGCCATCACCGTCGATGTTGCACGGCTATGCTCCAACGTGGCGGCGATCATAGCGGCGCACCCATCCATCGAGCCCGAAGATCTGATCCTTGGCATGGAATCCTACGTCCACAAGCCCAAGGAGCGTTACTGCGCCCCACAGTTTTTCTTTGGCTCCAAAGAACGCGACGGGTCAGATCCCCATTGGCTTGCCGAATACCGGATGATCCGGCACCGCAAGATGCAGCGCGAAGCCGCCCAGCAGCCTCAGCAACAGGCCCCTGCGCCCAGGGATGGGCAACCATGGCGGGAAGGGGTTGCGGGGCCATTAAACGCTGAGAACCATTCTCAACAAGGAGACGCACGATGAGTTGGACAGACAAGCTACCCGAAGACATTCCCGCAGAGTCATCCCTGCTTGCGACTATCTGCGCGGCGGGGAACGAAATTGACGCTGAGGAATGTGCTTCCGTCCTCACAGAGAACGACTTTGTGGACCCATCCCACCGGGCGGTGTTCCGAGCGCTAGTTCGCGTGTTGGCTGCACACGAGGAAGTGAACGCCCTTACCCTCAAGGCGGCACTTGAGCGCAACCTGGACCTTGGCAGAGTGGGCGATTACTCCGGGCTGCTTGATATTCTAGGTGCCGAGGAAGTAGGCAAACCCATGGTGCTTGTGGACTTGCTCAAGGAATGCACAAGGCGACGTGCGCTGATTAGGCTTGGCAACGAGTTGATGGTTAAGGCGGTTGATGTTTCGTTGCCAACTCTTGAAACCATTGAGTCTTGTTGTCGTGGGCTTGCTGGTATGTCACAGGCCATCGGAGAGTCTGGGCCGCTCCCGGTTATGGATGTTACCGATGATGTAGTGGGCCGAATCTTTGACGAGAGTGCAGGCAAGCGGTTCGGAACCAGGACGGGATATTACCGATTCGACGGGTTGACGCATGGGTTCGAGCCCGGTCAGCTGATCGTTCTTGCGGCGCGTCCTGGTGTTGGGAAAACGTCACTCGCATTGAATTGGACCTTGGGCTTCTCAACTTTTGCAAGCCAGGGGGTAGGCATGTTTTTCAGCCTTGAGATGTCAAAGGAAGAAGTCACACGTAAGCTGCTCGCGGATCAGGCGAGGCTTGACCTGCGTGAGTTCAATCCCAGGGACAGGGAACAGGTAGAAAAACTTTCACGGGCTAAGGCGGAATTGGACGATAGGCCTATCATGATCGATGATAGGAGTCAAACGACCGTGGCGCAGATCCGCTCCAAGGTGGAACGTCAGATGGCCAAGCGCAAGGTTGGCATGGTAACTGTGGACTACCTACAGCTTCTCTCTAGTGAGGCCGAGAGCAGGAACAAGAACGAAGCCGTGCGTGTGGGGGAGATAACTCGGGGCCTTAAACTCTTGGCCAAGGATTGCAAGGTGCCGGTGATTATCCTTTCCCAGCTCAACCGGGAACTTGAAAAGCGCGGTGCAGCAGCGCGCCCCCAGCTATCAGACCTTCGGGATTCAGGTTCCATTGAACAGGATGCCGACATCGTGGCCTTCATCCATCGCAAGCCCGAAGAATCCAATGCGGAACTGATCTTGGCCAAGCACCGTAACGGCCCCTGCGGAACTATCCCCATGACTTTCCATGGTGCGTCCAGCAGGTATGAAGAGATAGACAGGGATACAGAGCCCGTCTTAGCGCAGCATCAGCCTCTCGATGAATGGATTTAAGATGGAGAAACTTCACAAACATTTCTACCTACGCAAGAAAGAGAACCTAATTGCGCTTAATTCATTCCTTGAAAACAACTGGGAAGCCTATGCCAATTCCAAATCCGTGCTTGAAGTCGAGATCAAGAACGAGAAGGCGAAGCGGAGTGATGCGCAGAATGCCCGCTACTTTGGTTTCATTCTCAAGCAGATCGCAGAGCAAGCGATCATTGGCGGCAAATCTTATGACAAGGATACATGGCACGAATTTTTTAAGCGCAAGTTTATTGGAGAAGTGGAGATGCCTAATGGCAAACTCTGTGGCAAGTCCAGCACCAAGTTGAGCGTGGAAGAGTTTGGGGAGTTCTCTGAAAAGGTTGAGGCTTACGCCGTGACCGAACTTGGAGTACAATTTATTGAACGCGGGGACTACCGATGATTATCAAGAAGCATGACCCAATTCGTCTTGCGGCCTTGGCAGAACTTGGTTGTATCGTCTGTGGGAAGCCCACCCAGATCCACCACCTGCGAAGGAACCCTATCACGGGTGAACACTTCGGGTTAAGTCAGCGGGCTCCTGACACCTTCACCATCCCACTGTGCATGGAGCATCACGAGTTCGGCCCTTGGGCCTATCACGCTGGACCTAGATCATTTGAAGAACTGTTTGGAAGTGAAGCAGTTCTTTGGGATAAGGCTAATCACCTGCTGGCCACGAGGCTGGCATTTTGAAATTGAGACTCGTTCTCAATTAAGGAGACAACATGCAACCAGTCGCATTCACCAACGATGCTGCAACGCCAGCGGAGAACATGGCCTACAGCCAGCGTCAGATTCAGTGGGCCATCCAGGCGCATCAAGACTTGCATTGGCGCTATAAGGTAGAGGGCAACGAGATTGTCATTCGTGACAGCCATGGTTATATCCCTGGGCTCAGGTTCCGATTCCCCCAGGATTTGAAGGGATGTAGCAAGGAAGACATGGAAGAAGCCATTACTGCCGTTCGCGTTTCTTTGGCGGGCATGTTCCCCCTGACTTCCGATTGGGAGTTCCGGGCCAATCTGGAGAAGTAGAATGCAGACTATTTGTTTGGCAAT